GGTAATCCCCCGGTCTGCCAATTCTCTTACCGAAGCTTTGACAGCCTGCGACAAGTCTGAAACGCCTAAGGAAGCTTTTAAATAGGATTTGTTTACAATATCAAGAAACGCCTGATCTGCGCTTTCTAAGGCCGTCGCGTTAATCGTGTTAAAATACTTTGAGGTGTTTTCGATTGCCGCCGAAATGGCTCTCTGAATTGGCGGAGAATAATCAAGCGGCAAAGGAGAATATTTAAGAAGCCCTTTATTGAAAGCCTGCTGGAACACTTTTTCATCCAGTTCTAAGGTCTTATAGCCGGCTTTTTTTAAAACGCTTTCAATTTGTCCGCTGGTTTTCCTGGTGTACTTTGCAATAATGGCTAAGTTGGATTTTCTCAAGCCGCCGAATTTTTGCAGTTTATCTGCTTCCCAGTTGGAAATAGTTCCTTCTTCTGCGTCCAGGTTGAAACGCCTGCAAACATTTATTAAAAGCTCTTCTTCAATTTCCTGATATATTTTTATTAGGCCGCTGCTCATGGAGGCGATTTGTTCCGCTGTTATCATTGCCCATCACCGTACAATATATTGTCTGGGTTAGTTGATACTGGTGCCCGGTTTAAAATCTCCTGATGTAGTTTTAAGGCCGCTTCCTCGGTCATTTTGTAAACACGCTTATAATATTCCACGGCATCAATAATCCTCGCATTGACTTCCAGCATCGCCCGGTTTGCCTCAGCATCTGTGTCGGTTATGATACTGTCATCAAACGAAATCTTAACATTGAGGCCATTTGCGTCAACCCCATTTAAATCTGCGATTGCCTCCACCATATTAACAAGTGCATTTTCCAAAACAAGTTCATTCTTTTTAAGATTGCTGTATAAGTCGCTTTTTTCACTTATCACTTCGGTGGCGGTCTTTGCGGTACCGTTTTCAAAACTATAATAATTGTTTCCAAGACCGCACTGGGAACTAAGCAGATTCAAAAATTTCTGTAATGCCGCCTCATGCGCTTCATATCGCAGTTCCCCGTTTGTTTCGGTGAGTTTATCCAGCGAATCATCCGACATTGCATAAAAGACAGTATCATTGCTGTCAAAAGCCGGCATTGTATTTCCGGATATATTTGCTATCATTTTTGCCATAGAAGCGGGCACGTATACTCGCTTGCGGCCCAATATAAACTCGTTAACGTAACTGTCAAAAACAACGTCAATCGCTTTTAACTCGTCGATAGAGTTTGCAAAAACTGAAATTCCCATTGCCGAATTTATATCAATGTTATTAACGATATTAGGCTTTATAATCTGAAATCTCGGAACAGGGGAATTGGTATTAACTATCGGTTCAATTCCCTCCGATTCCATTTCCTTTGCTGCATTATCACCATTAATTCTGACGGTATGATTTTCAACATCATAATTTCCTGCGTCATTAAGCCGATGAATATTCACATAGTAGGTTTTCCCGGATTCGTTACTCGCTGTTTCGCTGACAAAAGCGCACTCGGTTACTTCTCCGTTGACAACGGTGATAGGATAAATGGATTTTGCGTTAATGTAGTCGATATTTACATTGCTTTTAGCATCCAAGAACTCCACGAACGCCCCGGTTCCTAAAGCAAATGACAATTCCAAAAGCTGATTGGCGCGGACTCGAAACCGATTTGCTTTTAATATGTCATCTAAATTTTTTTGGAACGCTTCATTGCCAACTGTGATCCCGACTTTTTCGTTAAGCAATAAAGAGGCGTGGTCCTGCGCAATTTTTTTTGCCATGCCCAAAGAATATCGGCTGCATTTTACTGTTGTGATCCCGTTGAAATAGTTATATTTATGGAAATCTGCCACGCTTCCAGCATACCATTCTTCCCAAACCCTCACGTAAGCCATATGATTTTGAAATGATGCCATATCAACGCCTTGAGCAGACAAATATTTTTGTATTTGCATCTGAGTTTGGGCCTTGTTATCTCCAGCCAAATTCGTCACCTCCCGAGCAGCATTAAATCAATGATATCTTTTTGGTATTTCTCGGTGCTATATTCCTGCGCATCGATAGTATCCTGATTGTTTGTACCATCATCAAGTCTTTCGTCTTCCAGTGATTTCGGATTCCACAAGGCCGTTGAAAACGCCTCTATAGTATGCTTGCAGTGATTCATCACTTTGTATTTCCCGGCTCCCATAAGCATAGTATAAAACCTTATGCGGTCTATCACCGGGCCTTTGCCGGCATTTTTTACCTGTATAGGAATTCCTGCCTTAATCAAAGCATTCTGCAGTCCGCGCATTAATACCTGTTCAGCCGAATCACAGTAGATTTCCGAAATTTTATAACCTGCCGTTAACTGCTTTCTAACAAACTTAACGAATTCTGTTTCCAGTTCTGCGGGATCAACCGGCTTTTTAGTGTAATACTCATCCAGCGTGATAATTTCTCTAAACTGTGGCGCAAATCCGGTACATTGGAAAGCTTGCGCCGACTTATTTCCGCCAAAGTCTACTCCAATAGTGCAAAACATTGTCTTTGGCGTGGTCTCTATAATAAATTGCGCAGGATGGCTGGCAAATTTCTGATAAATAACGCCCGCTGCCGCCACCCATTTCCCTAAAATAAAGCGGTCAAAATAAACTGTACCTTCATATTCCTGCTTTAGAGCTGTCACATAATGCGGGTCATTAAATGGGTTATCGTCAATGCAAAACTGCATCTGATAAATATCAGCGCCGCTGTCAAGAAATTTTTTAAACCAGTGATTGGGATTGTCCGGGTTGCTGGTCCCATCAAAGCAGGCCCCCGGCTTGTCAATACGGCTTTTAAGCATCGTAAATACATCTTCATGCCATGTTGCTATTTCATCACCGTAACAGTAGGACAAGCCAGAGCCTTGCAGCTTGCTGACTTGGTTTATTTTGTCCGCGCCAAGCGCATAGCACTCACGGCCGAACAGTATAACCTTGTTGTTACTGCCGATTGTTCCCACCAAAGCAGGAGTCCATATTTTCCGAAGTGGATCCAGAATGTTTCTTTCCAAGGTGCCTTTTGTGTTTCCAAGCAATAATATAAGCCCCTCATTTCCGGCGTTACGGATCCGGTAAGGAAGCTTGTAATAATCAAGATAAGTTTTGCCCGAACGGGTGGCCCCGTAACTGATATTCCATCTGTGCGGTGTTTCTACCGATTCGCGCCAGATTTGTTTTTGCTTTGGGCTGAAATCAATCATCATTATGCATCACACTGGTTAATGACTTAAGTATTCTGTCAAGTGCTTCAAGCGCGCCTTGGTCGTTCTCCGCAACTTTATCCCGCCACTGTTCCGGCTTCCTGTTCTTTAGCCAGAAAGCTTGTGCTTGAGTATCAGCGGGAACATGAACCTCGTCTATTGCTTCCTCCAAATGCTCCTTTTCACATCTGCGGTCCTTCTCGTCATAGTAAACTTCCTTTACTTTGAAGGTTTTTTTAACAGGAGCGTTGTACCCCAAGGCCTTTTTGTGAAGGGCATTTTCTACCTCAATATCAGCAACGGCTTTCCCGCGCGATAATGCCTCCGAAATCTCTTTATGCTCATTTTTCCATTTATAAAGCGTTGACGGGGCAATGCCCATATTTTTAGCTAATTGTTCGTCTGCCAACCCATCCCTCGCCCATGCCTTTAAAAGCATCTGCCCATCAGGAGTAAGCCAGTATGCATATTTTCCCTTAGCCACCTATCGCCACCTCTCTTTTGCACTATTTTGATTTTATCGTCGGCCCTCTCTGCGTTCGCGTGCAGCTCCCGGATCTTTTCCTTCCAGTTTTGCTTTATAGCTGGTTGCCAAAGCTCCCATCGCAGAACTCCCAATTTTGCCACTGTTTTTGACTACATACCCAGCATCATTGAGTTTCCCGGATTTTAATAGCGAGGAGTATGAATCAGCCACAAATTTCCACGCCTGCGTTTCCGTATCGTTCGCACCGTAATTTTTTGACGCTACAGCATAGCTTTGGGTTATCTTATCTATTGATTCCTGTACGATAGATTTTGCTGTGTTGACTTCCCAAGCCGCTCCGGTCATATTGGGGACCTGCATAGATGAAAGCCTTCCGCCGCCTCCGCTTGCCCCTCTACCTCCCATGTTTTTCCCTCCTGGCTTTTTCAATTTTTTTATAATGCGCCGGCACTTTTATTACATTCCAATCGCATTCTTCCGGCACGTTCCCATAAAAAATAATCTGCGT